AATACCATTTGCCGATCTAGCCTTCCAGTTTAGAGTTCCGGAATTTGTTCTTAAAAAACTAAACCACTCTCCTTCTTTTTGTACAAAATATGTTTCTAGCATTGATCCAGGACTACCATCTGTTAGGTCAGTATTTAAGGAAGAACATGACCAAGCTGACTGAGTAGTGTCCGCAACTGTAGTTGTAGACTCATAAGACATAGTCTTAAATAGCTTTATACTTAGAGATGGCTCTGGATTAAATACACTTGTAATAGTAGATTTATAGTTTATACCATAATAATTATTACGGGTTTCATTTGTATTATGTCTCCATAAATTACCTCCTTTAAAGCTATAAAAGAAACTATTCATTCCAATCATAAAATCTGGGAAATAAGAATAAAAAGAGGGCCATCCTCCAACAACTTGCCCTGTAACCTTTCCTGTTGAGTTTGGATTATATGATAATGTGTACTTGTCTATCGGAACTGTTGGTGTTTTTGGCATGGTTTATTTATTTTATTATTACGTACAAGCTCCTGTTTCTATTACTACTCCATTTTTTACTTTTATATAAGTAGAATTACCTATAATATACCATTGCTCTACAGCGGTATCATTCAGGTAATTAACACCACTAGAATCAGTGAAAACAAAATTACCTACCTCAGGAAGTGTATTTACATCTACCGTAAAAGGAACACCTGATACACGAGTTGCATTTCTTACAAAATAATATGTAGCTATAGCAGCCGAACATTTAGTAGGTGCTGGAACAAATGCAGCGTCTTGAGCAGCAGAAGCTGTAAAACTTGGTAATGAAACAGGGCAAGCTAACTCCCATTCAAACACTGTACCACAAAGAGGCGCATAAATATCTAAAGTTATAGGTGTCGGTGTTATATATCTTTTTGGGACAACCATAGTAAAAACTGGAGAACTTGCTGATACAGTTCCTATTTGATTATTAACCACAGTAACATCTTGACCAGTATTTTCTTGAACATATGCATTAGAAACTAAAGTCCAGTCCTGAGGTTGATCTCCCTGAACACACGCTCCTGTTGGAGTTGTATTATATGGAGACTCGGATATTAATGATGAATTAGAACGCCCTACATAAGTTGGTAGACCTGTCCCCTGGTTATTTATACCAGCATAAACCACAGAAGTCAGAGTATTATCTTCAATTAAAGATCCATTATTGTCCTGACAAGTTAGTCTATTATAAGTAACAGTATCATAAGTACATAGCACACCATCAGGTATACTATCTCCCATATAAAAATACATAACTACAGCCCCTATAGAATCACCTAAATCTAAATCAGCTTTAAATATTCCATTATCATTAACACTTTGAGCAACTCCTGTACCACAAGGAGCTAAACACGAGCTACATGATACTATATTTAATAATATTCCATTTAACTGATGTCTTGCTATCTGACCTTGGGCATAATACCCATCAGGTGCTAATACTGTCAAAGTGCTATCTGTATATAAAGATGTTGCCTGTGAAAAATTTATTCCATCAAAACAATATGTTCCTATTGTTGCCATAATATTATATTTAAATACAAGTTACTAATTCTGTTACAATTCCATTACTTTGTACTCTTATGTATTTATTAGCTTCTGATTTGTAATATCCGAACGATAATGGAACTGCTTGACTACTAATGCAAATAGAAGAAGAGAATACAAAATCACCAACTGCAGGATATGTTCCTGATCCAGTATGGTAATAGGTATTAACTAGTGGCTGATTGCAAATTATAGATACATCCTGTTGTGAGTTACTACAACTAAACGATACACAAGGTATTACACAATCACAACACGCTAAATCTGCGTCAGTTGCATCATAACAAAATTGCTGACATGCTGTAGATGTATAATCATAGATTAAATATAAATACTGGTTTGCACTTGGTAAAGATAATCCTGATATTGTTGATTCATATAGTCCTTCTGATGGATTAGTTACACTACCATTCGCTATTGTTGTAGACGCTGATAGTAACGAAGCAATATCTGATATAGTATTTGTATATAAAGTATTACTTGATAAGTATTTGAAATTATCCTCTGGATAAATCCAATCATAATCATCAAAATTTATTTTATTAGATCTCATTGTTAAGTCTACTCCACTATAAGGAAATACACCTAAAGACCTAACGCCAGTTTGCACATCATAAGTAGAGGCAACTAAATGCGAGTCCCCAAACTGACATAAATCACTATCTATAGGACTTATATTAGTTGAATTTTCCCAAAAATATTCTGCATGAATATACTTTTCATCATCCTGAGATGAATTTACAACTACTTTTATAACTGTAATTGACTCTCTATCTGGGCAATTATAATTTATAATAAAACTAGATTCTCCTACAGTTGATGTAACAGTAATTATTGCGTTATTTGGAGTGTTTAATGTTTTAGACCAATTATAAACTCCTGTTCCCGTTAAAGAACCACTTGTCACAGAAACTCCATTCCAAAGTACATTTATTGTGATTGTCCCCGAACTTATAGCATAGTTTATAGGAACATTTCCTATTACATTCCCATAATCTATAGTAGTACTAAAAGATGTTCCTTGAGCTAAGCCAGATTTACTAATATTAGCACCACAAGAGATTACTTGAGGTGGTATTGGGATAGGTGTCTGATTCATTGACAACACATATTCATTCATATAGGGATCAAAAGCTCCTAATTTTTGTGTGTTTAAATTATTATAAAACTGATCTCTAAACCAAGACCTCATGCCTGACTCAGAAATAACAGTTAGTCTATCTCCTGCGCCTCCTTGACTTTCGCCAGTTAACTTTAAAACAGCTCCTCTTTTTGAATCTGTAAAAAACACATCATACCCATAAGCTATAAAGCTTTCTGGATTTAAACTGATACCATACTCTTCAATACGAGCTATTTGAGTTCCTAATATTTGAGGAACAGACGTTACAACTCCTCCTCCTGTAGAATCAGATAATAAGTTTTTACTTGCTAATACATAAGAGATCCTGTCTTCTTGTAGTACTAGTATATCTGTTTTTCTTGAGTGTAATTTTTGAATAGGACCGTAAGATGTTTCTAAATCTTTAAAGTTTACCAGACCTAAATTAAACTCATTTAAGTTATTAGTTCCTGAATTACTACTGTAAACACCACTATAAGTAAGCCCTTCAAATCTATCAGCTTCTTTATAGTCTTGGTTAGAAACAGCTAATACTCTCTCTCCTAATTGAAAGCTTTTAGTATCTAATTGATCTTTTATCTTATAGCTTTCTACTCCATTCCCAAAAGTATAGACATCTGAAAAATCTAAATTTACTATAGCGTCTTGACTATTTGTTTGGTTTTGGTCTCCACCGTCAATATCTGTTCCTGATAAATGATTACCATTAGAATCTATATTAAACATCTGACTCGAATCGTAATAAAAATCTGGGTTTGCATCAAGAGGCTCAGACTCAAATACTATTAAGTCATTAGATCTAAAAACTACAATATCTGCTGTAATATCTGAATATTTAGAGTTCATACCTCTATGCGCTCCGGGTACACCACTATTTATACCAAAATAAAGTGGAGACGCAGGATCTCCTGGAATTGCCTGACAAAATGCAAGAGTAACTTTCCATCTCTCACAAGGTATATGTTGAGCAAATCCATATTCATTTGTCGGTAGATAAGATCCAACAGGAGGTATATATATTGCAGATGGAGGATAGACCTCTTCATCAAAACTAGCAACCACATCATCAGCAGCAAATCCATGTACATTCCCTGGTTCAGCTAAAGATACTTTTATATTATCTCCTGTATACCATCTTCTTAAATCGGGGTAGTCTCTACTCGCTACATACTGAGTATCCCATTCCCATGTATACTCAGATCCTCCACTTCCTCCGCCAATTCCACCGCTAGCATCACGTTGTGCCTTAAATTTTAATCTAATAATTGAACCTCCGGGGACAGTATAATTTGTTGTTCCTATTACAACTCCAGCAGCATCAAGTTGATTGGTAAAGCAAGGATATCCAACATTTCTATCATAGTCACTACACCCAGTTTTAGCGCTACCCGCAGTTTGACTTCCAAACTCTACAACAGCATCATCAGTAGAGGCAACATTAAAATTTTGATTTTTAACTTGCATATATAATCCAGCTAGCTGACTAGTATCTGTAAATCCTTCTTCTTGAGCATCTTTTAGAAAATCTGTTGATTCAGATGTTATATCTAAAACCTCAACCTTTTCTACTCTTGTTAATGGACCACTTACATCTGACTTTACTATTAAGGTTTGACCTTTAATTACTTTATTAGCGTTATCTCCTTCTAATTTAAAAAACACCATATTATCTGAAGGACGAATATAAAAGAAATTAGAATATATAGTCTCATACCCACCTAAACTTGGTTTTAATACAAACTTATATTTTTTAGCCCAGTAAGGAGCTTTACTATTTATTTCAACTTTAATTGTATTTATATTAACAGAGTCACGAGGTTCAATATAAATGGTATTATATTCTGAAACCAATACAGTAGATGCACGAGCGTAATCATCCATATAAACAATACCTGCTTCATAATCTCTATTACTATGTAGACTAGATGTATCCTTATCAGAAGTGAACGATGCCTCTCCTCCTACAAACCTAAAATATTCAAAAATATTAGTAACTCCGCCATCATTAGATGTGTTTTTCATGGCAAGAGTTTGTATTGAGAAACTACCTCCTCCAGGGACAGTTAAATCAAATCCTTGTTGCGCAGTAGCATCATTTATACTACTAAGAGTTTTTTCAAATGTACAACTAGTGGTAGGCGGTGTTAAATAATTATTAAATAAATCAGTTAAAGAATTTCCCTGATCAGCCTCAGGAATAGTATTAAACCTGCCTTCTGCTAAAGTTCCAGTTCCAATCGCATTTTTAAATTCAGTTGAGTATAAAAAAGCATCAGCGGTAGCGTAATTTTCTTCTAAAGTTATAGTAATATCTAACGAAAACTGAGCAGTATTAAAATCAATATTCGCATTATAACAAGGTCCAGATCCTGTTAATTGTGAGTGTTCAAAATCAAAGCTAAAACTTATTATAGAATTTTTCTTTAATTTATCCTCTATAGTTGTAAGGTCAAAGGTTATTTTAGAATTATCTATATATAATCCTGTATTTGCAGAATCAATACTGTAACTCGCTCCATTTGCAGGAATACCAGAAGGTAAGTCTATAAAAGAAACATTTTCAGAAACATAACTAGTTGAATAATTTAAAGAAATATTTGATCCTGTAGAGCTATTTCTTTTAAAATCATATCCATCTATAAAATTACCATAAAATAATCTATTACTCATTACTGTTTGCGCTTTAGCAAAACGAGGAACATTATCATACTGTCTTAATAATTCATCTGCACCTATTGTAGTGTATATTTTACTATTAGTAAAGGAGTAAGTTTTTGTAGTATTATCAGCCCACCCGAAATCTTCCTTCTTAAATCTTTCTATTACATAAATAATATTAGATGTAGTATCTTTATATAGTAAATCTATTTCAGTAACCAATTCATTACCAGTACTAAAGGTTATAATAGCACCATTATAACGATTAATCATCCCTGGATTATTATAATTTCTTGTGTCAAATCTAAACTCAGAAGTTGAAAAAGCGGGTTTACTAAATAAAGATGTAGCACTATATTGATTATCTTCATAACGATACCTATAAGCAAAAGTTATAAAACGCTCTTCTATATAATTTTCATTTCCTGGTAATGTAACCATTTCTACTAATGGTACAGCTAAAGGAATGTTATTCCCAACTGTATCTTCAAACCCTGGTGGCTTAACGATAACATTTATATATTCATTCGTAAATTGGTCTATATCTGATACAGGATCTGGATAATTTCTATTAACATTTATTACACGAGGAGCATTAAAGTCATCGGTAAAAAATAACAGCTCACCATCAACTAAATCTATACCTGTTATTAGATAATTTGAGTCAAAATTTAAAACTGATGTTGAAACCACATGATACTGAAGAACCTCATCAGATGTATTGAAAGAAACTATTAAGTCAACCTTACCTCCTGGGGCTACTAAATTTGACCCGTCATGTACGAACCAATAAATATTCTCCCTCATACCATCCTCATATGCTCCTATGCATTTTGCTCCTGATGATAAAGCTTGACCTCCATACTCTAAAGAGGTAAAGGACTGATTTCCTTTAGAGTTCTCAACAGCTCCTACCTCAGTAGACTCTGTAGCCCCTAATCTAATATTTAATGCATCAACATATTCACCGGCTGGAAGAAGTCTTTCATCCACCGATTTATTCATTCTGCCTGTAATAAAATTTGTTGTAATTTTTGGCATATTATTTTATCCATTTATCCTTACCTCTCATATTCATCAAGAGTCTTCCAGGGTGTATATTACTTAATCTTATTTTTGCGTTTCTAAGTAAAGAAGCCTTATCTTTTCTTGCTCTATTAACGATGTATTCTTGTATTCCAAGTCTACCATTTAATATAGAATATCTAATATAAGCATAGATATATTCCTCAAATAATTTATTTACCTGAATATTAGCATCTACTCCATTTTCCATACCATCTGAAACATATTCTAAAACAATAGATGCTGCATTAGATATATTACTAAAGTTAATAACTCCTGACTGCTTGTCTATAGTAAAAGTAGGGTTTGAATTAGCTGTCTCAGTATTTAAACCAAATCTACTACCAATAGCATAATCAAAATACCAGTTTCCCTCATAACAATAACCTTCAGATCCATTATATGCGTTACCTTCATTTAGGTAAATACTCTTCCCTCCTCGCATCATTCTCTCTAAATCAAGTTCAGAGTTCTGAGGTCTTAAAACATTACCGTCTTGATCAAATAATATATTAGCATCATGATCCTGCAAGTAAGCTGAAGCCCAGTTAGTTTGAATATTTTCTGTTAATGGTCTTAACAAGCCATCCTCCCAGACAGAAATTCTTACCCAATTAACGTAATCCTGAGGTAGTATAAACCTAAGCTGCATCGTAACATCTAGCTGAAGGATTTTTATTTCCTTCATAGCATCATAGTTTAATTCTTGTATGCCTCTTTTAGCATGAAATAGAATTTGATATCTTTCTATATTATTTATTAACTCATGGTTTCCTTGATACATTAACATAAAATTATTAACTATATCAGATAAAGAAACGTATTGATATGAACCCCAGTTTTCATCAGTTGGAGTTAGGTTTGAGTTTTGATAGTATTCGTAGTCGTTTATATATGCCATCTATGATTGTGTTTGTTGTTCTGAATTTAGTTCTTCTGCACCAAATTGATACACATCAGCCTCTCTAATTTCTAGTCCTACATACTTACAAATCTTTGCAATTAAGATAGGCTCATCAGATAAGGGCAGCTCAAAGTCTTGATAATCATTTTGAGAAGCATCAAATACAGGTTCACCTAAGGTTATTAAAGCATAAGTCCATTTTGGAACTTTAGGGTATCGAATATATTGGCAGCTAACTTGACCTATCTCTGAGATTGTACTTGGAAAACTTTCCATTACTAATGCGTTTTGAGTGTATGACGGGTATGAAAGTGTAGGTGTTGTTAATATTGAATTATTCAACATTGTTATTTTAGAATGAGAAACTCTTTCCGCTTCTTCGATTTTCGCCCCAGAATATATAATATATGTTTTACCAATAACATCCCATACAGTTGCGGCTATAGTATCACGTACTATTAATTCAGTTTCACTTACAACAGTAATTATAATGGTATTATAAACTATACCAGAGGTAACTGTAGAAGCTATATCTCCAATCTTAACTCCGTCTGTTATAAATGTTGCTGTACTATCTGCTACTTTAGTTGCTCCTCCATTAGTTCCTGTTGTAGTTCCTGTTGCTAATTGAGTTGTATAAATTAATATTTTATTTATTAAATAATAATCTAAAGGCAATACGTATTGATTTAAATCAGTATCAACTCTAGTTAATGGAATATACTCATAAAAAGTATCAATAACCTCTACTAATCCCTTTGAAATATCTGCATATCCACTACCAGATAAACGTTGATTCTCTTTTACAATTTGATTATTATATTGATAAAAATAATCCTCAAAAATAGACATTTGAGCTTGCTGACAATACAGATTAAAATCCTGTGGTGAAATATATCCGTAGTTATTTTTGTTCGCTATTGCTAATACGGTATTTCGTACTTCGTTTATTGGCATAATTAATTCTTTTTACAAAGATAGCAAAAAAAAAAGAGGCTCTAATGTTTCAGAACCCCTCTTATATTTATTGTTAAATAGTGTTATGCTGCAATCAAAGCGACATCTGTAATAGCTAAAGGAGATATAGCTAAAGGAGCTGCGTCAGTATATCCTTTAATCATTAACGATGCAACGTGTGCTACTAAAAAGTTTTGAACTTCAAAAGTTGCGTCTGCTGCATGTGTTAATTGTATAGTGTCAGCTCCTGCATCTGCATTATAAATAATGTCAGTTTTAGTATTAACAAAATTTCTCTTAATCATCATAATATTAGATGCATTAATTAAAACTGGCGGTGTTGATGCGCTTCCGTAAAAAAGGTTTAAATATTTTTTCATGAGTTTGTTTTTATAAGTTTATTATTATGCTACACCAATTGTTACGTCCGTAATCATTGAAGGTAAAAGGTCTGTTATATCTATAATAGATGCTTTCCAGTTAGATTGTGCTGACTGAACTATTAAGTTTTGTATAACATCTATCATTGCTCCTAATGCTGAAGGAGAAGCCTCTGTCCCATGTGTAAGTGTAATTACATCTGATGTATATGCCGCTGCACCATTAGCATAATAAAGATCTGTTGTTGTTGCGCTTCCTGTGTTTACCCATAGAAGATTGTCTAAAGGAATAAGAAGATTACCGTTCGCTGCGGTGTTCACTGTAAAAAATGCTGCCATTATATAAAATTTTATATTAGTAAAAAAAACTACCTTTCTGATAGTTACTAGTAGCAAATGTACAAAAAAAAAGCCACCATTTTCAGGCAGCTATTTTCTTAGTTAATTTAATTACTTTATTTGATTTTGTTCTTAAGAAGCTTATAAACCTCTAATCCATCATCACTTTGCATGAAAGATGAAACAATAAAATAAGGATCCTCACCAAATGGTATTGTTAACATTTTCTTTTTATTGTTAGGTAGATTATAGTAAACATCTTTACCATTATTTCTAAAACCTAATAATGTAGAGCTAAAAAACTGATGAACATCATCCATAAGTTCTAGCATTGGATCATTAACTGTATCTAAGAAGTCTTCAGGATTGTTCTTAGCATAAACTAATAAATCTCTTTTAAGTTCAGGAGAGGTCATATTTTCAACTCCATTACCCATTAATACACGACATACTTGAGTTAATTTACTAATGTCTTTTGTAATTTCTTTTGCTGAAATTTGAGCCTCTAACTCCATTTCAACATGTTTTAATTCAACTGAAGCATCACGCTCTTTGTTTATCTCTTCAAATACATGTCCATTACTTGGATGTAAATGTAGAAACATTTGTAGTACTTGGTTTTCTTTAGCAACCATTAATAAACCATCCTCAAAAACGATAGGTTCTAAAATAGCATTTCCATCTTGCTCATCCTCAAAAGGTGACTTTTGATTACGAGAATAACGTAAAGGTCTATTTACCCCTTCGTCTTCGTCAAAATGTAATAATGGTGATCTCTGTGAATGTCTAGAAGATAACATATAAGATAAAGGAGCTTTCTGTCCTTTTAAACGGTAGGCTTTCGCCTTGTACACTGGTTTTTTTGTATTCATTATAATATAATTTAATTTGATTTATAAAAAAGGGAGCAACAGAGCTTTTACATGCATGGCCACTCCCTTAGTAATTACTACTTATTTCTTAAGCTTTTTGGAATAAGAAGAAGTTGTTTGCACCTAAAGTACATACAGCTCTTTCAGACAAGAAGTTTACCTCCATTGCATCCAAGTCACTCGTTCTTGCACCACCAGCAGAACCAGTAATCCAAGATTTATAACGTCTATCTTCAGTCTCTGAAGCTCTATAACGAACATGTAAGAATGGGCGTTTAGCGTTCTTACCTAAGATTTGATCATAAACAGTTGTTGATCCAGCTGGAACTAAAAGTCCATTTACTGCACCTGCGTTTATACCACCTCTCATAGTAGGATCATTTAAGTATTTCCAGTCAGACTTGTAGAAATCATAACCTCTACGGAATCCTGTGAAACCTAAATTTAAAGCCATATCCTTATCATTGTCAAATAAACCATATGAAGTACCACCTGCTCCGTAAGAGTTTTGTGATGCTAACATATCATCAATATCAAATGAGAATTGTCTATCTACAAAGATAACATTTTCTTCAATTGAACCTTGCTTATCAAGACGTTGAATTATGTTATCAAATTGAGTTAAAGTTGTTGGGTTACCCCCACCAAATACGTTACCTCTGTTTCCAACTACATAGAAAATACCTTCTGATCCAGAAGAATCAGCAGCACCAAGTCCTGCACCAACTCCTTGTAAGTAATCAGCTGCACCAGAACCAGCGCCCGCAGGAACTGCTTCAATCATTGCTGTTTCTAAATAATCTTCAAAACGAAGACGTGTATCGTGTTCAGACTTCAAGTACCATAAGAAACCAGTTGCACCACCTTCAGAAGTAACTTCTACCCATCCGATTTGAGCCATATCAGAACCAGAAACAGAATACTTGTCTTTGATGATGATTGGTTTGTTTTGGAAGAAGAAATCATCAGATTCTAAAGAACCTACCATACCTTCTTTTCCTTTTGCAAACTCAGAACCATAGATAAATATATCACATGATACTCCAGCTGCCATTGTCTGACCTGCTGTCTCATAATATGCTACAGTTACTTGATTAGGATTAGCTGCCGTTGGAGCTACTGTTATAATACCTTTGTTCTGTAATGCAGAAGCCGCAGTATTGTCTGAAATCATAACCGTTTGACCTGCTCTTAAAGCTGCCTGGCTAGATGTGCCAGCTAATGCTGGGTTAAAGTTTGTAATGTTGTTTGGAATAGTCCAAACAGCAGTATCTTGTCCAGCTGCTGCTGCTGAAGTTACCGCTTGGTACTTCGTGTGTAACCTTCCTTGTTCTGCCCATTTAATAAGGTCAGAAGTAGAAGGCATCTCAGCTCCAACCATTCGCAAGAATGATGCTACTGATCTGTTTCCATAACGCTCAAATTCCTTTTGATAAGTATCTGGAAGATACTGATTTAAGAAATCAAAGTTAGTTATGTAATTTGTTGATAAAGGAGTTTGTTGCGCACTTGGCTGCAAGTCAAATCCTGGTGTTACATTTACTGCCATAATTTTAATTGTTTTTAATGTTTTTTAATACTTCTAATTTTGAGTCCCCGTCCATTATCATTGCTTTGATTTACAGGTCGAATCGTTATTCCATTCTTGGATACCGACTGTGATTGTTGTCTAACATCCATATTTATGTTTTTAGACTTTCTAGAAACATTATCTATAGCTGAAGCAATCCCCTGCTCGTAAAAGTGTTTTGCAAACTTATCAGGATTCATAGCAACCGATAAGGCTTTATGATATCCTGGAGCATCCGCAATTAAACCATCTTTATCCATAAATTTTTCAATAAAATTATTGACGTCAGATTGAATGTTTTTTAGCTCATTTGCCTCGCCTGGTTTAAAAGAAATATTTTTGTCACCAACTGAAAATTCAAAACCTTTGAATTCATTGTTAAAAACCGACTCGGTTTTATCTAAGAAATAATTATACCTCTTTTTATTTTGCTCTATGGTACTTTTAGAGTCCTCGATTGACTTTTTGTAGGCGCTTAAGTTTTCTTCCTGATCTTCAGATAATCCGCCCCCACTTGACTCAAGAGGAACTTTATACTTATCTTTTTGTTCATTTAAAAACGTCTTTGCCTTCGCAAGTTCTCGTTTTTTTGCTAATTTTATTTTTCTTACATCCTTATCATCATCTAAGTCTTCGTCATATGAAAACTTATCTTCGATAATATCTTGGATATCTTCAGAGTCTAAACCTTCTTCAGTCGACTCATAATAACTAGCAAGTATAGCATTGTCTTCCATGCTATCAATGTCTTTTTGTAAATTATAAAAGTCATTAATACCACGTCCAGTTTCTTGTTTGTACTTTAAATACGCAGATACATCTTCTGGTAAATCACTATTTGCCTCTTTTTCCGCA